ATCCAGTACACAGAATGTGATTTTTGCTTTATATGGACAAATCACAAATCGCCCAGAGGGACTAGTTTAATGTCATACCGGGACAGAGGGCGAACGAAATTACAAGTACTTCGCTCGCCATTGACTCAGCTGTTCCTCATAGCTGACGTCAAGCAAGCGACACCCGTGTGCTAAATCACAACGCTGTGCCACTTGCTGCATCTGTTTTCTGCGCATTTCATATTTCTCTTTCCCATGCGCAAACCATTCCCGCAATGCACCATCCATATTTTGCATTGCTTGCTCCTCCTTGCTCAGAGCATTAGAATGGAGCACTGAATGCAGACTCTTGAAAATTGAGTCCTCATCCAATGCTCCCATGAAAACACCCAATTCCTCATTAAACACACTAGCTCTCTTGAGGAAGTCAGCATCTGCATCACGCATATACGCTGTTGGGGTGGATGTTTTGTCTGGCATAGTGAATTTCATGTCACGCTCTTCCAAAAACGCGGCTAAAGACAAATGATTGAATTCAGGATGATCCTCTCGGACCGAACTCTTAGCATCGTCTCCATATGTTGCAAGTGCACACACCTCGGCAAAAGGAAGGATGTTCTTCCTCTCCCGATAAATGTGATAATACGCACACCTGAACAACAATGAATTCACAATGGAGTTGACATATACAGTCAGGTTCTGTCCCGAAGGATTCGACCCGAAATGTTGTATCAAATCTCCATTATATGCCATCAATGGGTAGCATACATCAGTGGCGATACCCGTCATGATATCCAATGATTCTTCATCATACCCACAGTGTCGAGCAATGTCAATCATGATGCGAAATGCGGCAAACATGAGTTGAGCAGGCATACGCAAATCGTACTTGCTGTAATCACCAGCTAATATACGATCCTCACCATGCTGTCGAATGTATCTGCTCAATTGATCCCATTCCGGACCCTGAGCATTGATACCAACAGCACACTCAGACACCAACGGAAAAACCGAAAATGTTCGAGCTACTGGTAAGAAATACCTGCGAATCAACAATTGCAAGGCAATCGGAGAACACTGGAATATCCTCACTTTTTCCTTCGTCACTGGTGTGGGCTCATCCTTTTTGCTGGCTTTAAAGATGGCATACGCCCGCTCCCCGCGAGTGTAGCATTCTTCCATCTCATAAGCCGCATCCCAAAACTGTTGATTGAGTTCACGGGGACAAGCGTGTGACGGGTAATCAGCAGGATCC